GTACAATGATTGTTGCCTTACATGATCATCTCTTGGAGCTGTAGGTACTGCTAGTGTAGCCTTAGTATCTACAATCATATTCTCATATTCAAAATCTGTAACAGTAGTAATAGGATATTCTAGCTGTGGTAGTTGATGTCTTTTGTAACTCTGGAATAGATGTGGTTTACCTGCATCTGGAAACTGTTCTTTGATACCTTGAGCTAGGTTTAAAGATATAGATCCAACCTTTTCTGTTTCGTCAAACCATTCACCATCAAATTGTTTTACCATATGATTGGTAGAGTGTTCGACTACATCAGCATCTGACTTATTGAAGAACAAACTGATTGCACAACCAAACTCTGCTGAATTACCCATTCCCATACGAGCAGTTGTTTCTGATCTATTACCAAGTAGGTGTCGATAGATCCACTGTGATGGATTATTGTACCAGTCATTACCTTTACTTGCACTATGTCTGTAATCATTTATTTTCATTGCATTCCTTTCTCGAATAACTTAGTTTTTATTTATGCGTAATTATGACGAACCAATCTATAATTATAATAGAGAAATCATCATCACTCAACCTAATAAGAACAAACCAGCTCACATTTTAAACATTCGTGAATCATCTATTGAAACTATGTACTATCGTAGGCATATAACTGCTATGCAATATGCTGCTGGTTCTATCTTTAGACGTAAGTTTGAGATGTCTCAACTTATATCTAAACCTGAAATTAGCGTTAGAGTTGATGTATCTACTCGACCATCAATAGCTGACAGTAAACTTGATGCTATAGATGATCTTAACAAACTACATGCTACTGTTGGTCAACATAACTATGAACTTGTTGAATACGTGTGTGGTTTTGGCAACACTATTAAAGAACTATGTATAAAATTTAGACTATCTAAAGGTAAAGGTGGTCCAAAATTTCGTGAAGCTCTTGATGAAGTAGCTATATACTATGGTCTATTAGACAAAGGGAATACTATTCGTGGTAATAAGAAGCGGTAAACACTTAAAAAATGTAAGACAGTACCCTTGTTGTGTCTGTAAGACTGACATAGATATCTGCGCTCATCACCTAACTCATATACAACCAATGGGTATGGGTATGAAATCATCAGATGAATGGACTGTACCACTGTGTCCTATTTGCCACACTACACTCCATCACTATGGAGAACGTAGCTTCTGGAACAAACGTAATCTTGAACCAGGCATCTACGCACAGATCCTATACAAAAAAACACTTGACTTTAAATAATCCTTAACCTACCTATATATATAGAATTACCAGAAGTGTATCAAAATATGAATAAAATCAATAACTTAAGTAAATCTGATTCGTATCTTAAAGACCTTGATATGGATAAACTTATAAAATCTGTACAATCAAGCTTAGCTTGTACCAATAAGATAGCACTAGCTGTAGCTAAACTTATCTCAGCTAAAATATTTCTTGAACTTGTCTGCGAAGAAGAAGAAAACCAGGAGTTCCTAGAAGAACTTGATGCAAAATTACAGATACACCATGTCGAAGAAACAATCCATTGATAATAGTTTTATAAAAGTACACTGTACTGATATCAAAGTAGAACTCAAATCCCCTGAGTTTGAAGATGACAACCTTACTGATTGTTACGGACACTATCTAAAGCGTAAGAACCTGATACAAATACAGTCAGGTCTATCTAATATTGATGAAGCGAATACAATCTTTCATGAGCTTATGCATTGTGTTGTATATCTAGCTGGTGAAAATCAAGATGGAGCTGCACTATCAGATGATAACACAGAAGAAAGAGTCGTAAATAATTTCAGTAACTATTGGATCGGTATCTTCCGTGAGAATAAATGGTTACTCGATTACTTCAAAGAAAAACTTTAGCGAGAGAGTTGCAAGTTGCGGTGTACTCACGTTATCTTACAACTCTCTCTATCCCATGAGGAATATTTATTTACTTTCTATCTGTAATGGATTGTAATCAAGGCTGATACCAGCATCCTTACTTAATACATTACCTACTACTTGCATAATATTAGAATCAGAACCTGCTGACCATATAATATCTTTAGCTCGTTGATGTGCTTGATCTAATTGCAACATAGCTTTACCTTCAGGTGATTTAACAAACTCACGATCAAGTGTTTTCTTAGCTAACTTAGTTAGATTAGATACTACACGAGCATAATTATCATTTCCATCATGCATATATAATTCTTCAGCTTCAAACATTCTAGTTATTGTATTGTCCATATGATTAAGTAGTTTATTGTATTTAGTTTCTAATGCTTGTAGTTCTGCTAGTTCTTTCTTAAGACCTACTTGTTCTACATACTTAGGGTATAGTTTCTTAACCATCTTTTCTTTAGCACTAGATTCTTTTAGTTCTAGTGATCTCTTTTGATTGTATATCTCATCATTAACTCTTGATAAGAAATACTCTCGTTGTCGTTCACTCATTTTAGCCATTGTTTTTACCTTTCGTTATCGTTGTTAATACATCATCAAAGAATGTATCTTTTGTACCATACTCATGTAACATTTTTATTAATGTCATGAATATAGTTTTTTGTTTGAGACCATAGCGTCTGCTACAATCTTCATACATCTGTACGACAGCTGCATGTTCTTTATCATTTAAGTTAAAGCTCTTGTACTTCCAACCGTTTAGTCTTGGATCTTTCGGGTGTGTCATCTTTTAACCTCTCTCTAATTTTATCTTTGATTTGTTTTTGAAACTCTGGACTAACACCATCAATGATTACATGATCGTCTACCCAGTCTTTATCTTTGACCTGGTCCATAAAGTTTACAAAGTTATTTAAATTAAAGGTCATCTTCATTCTCCTCATCTGTTATTTCAAAACAATAATAAACATATTCTTTTTCTAGTCTATCTCTTATCCATCTAACTGGACACTCATCTAACCATTCGTGAAACTTATCACTCATTGGACTTGCTTTCATAGTTTAGAACCTTTCTAATGTAGCAGTAGAGAGAACACCCAGTAGGTCGTTCTTATAACTGGTTATAGATATCCAGGCCTGTATTCTCTCTACCTATTGAGTACGCATAACCTAGTTAGATCTGAAACATCACAGTGACAGCTCACTACTCGTTGTGTATTACGTAATTCAAACGAGGCTACGCTAGTTTGGTATAGTACAGCATCTAAGTCGGTTGTCTTTGTACTCAAATATTTTAAGGTGGCAGGAACAAGAACCTACCACCCTACCTCTAACGGTATATCTATTTTATATAAGATGGTTTAGCTACTACACTAAACGCAACTCGAGGATTATCAACTAATGCCTGTGCTGATTCATAATCAATTAATTTATTGATCTCAATCATCAAGCTATTAGTTACCTGTATAGGTACATAACCTTCAATACCATCAGGTACATATTTACCATCTTGGTTTAACCATTTAACTTTTGGGTACGCCTTGATGTATATCTCCTGTTGATCCTCTGGATTCATT